AACGTCAAAGCATCAGTCAATTGTTTTACGTGCCCTAGATTTGGATACAGTGAAGCTTTTCCATGTTCCTGACACGGGAGCCGAAAGAGAGATGCGCTGTGATTACAGGAACGTGAAGAATTACTTTGACGATTTTGAGAAGCATTTAAACAAAGCTTCAAGGGCTCGTAGCAATTACTCTTACTATTTATCAACTGCCAAGGCTTCAAGAGATGACGCGTTTGAGTACTGCAAAACGTTCCGATGTAAAAAACACCTAAAGAAATTCGATTTCGAGTTCGATTTTGATTCCGATTCCGTGAAGGAAAAAGTATCCAAAATTAAAATACGAGATAAGGAAAATGAAGCGCGAAGAATTGCTAGGCAACAGAAGGCTTTGAAAGAGGGCGTTATAAAATGGCGAAACGGTGAGAACGTTTTAATTCAGCAATACCCTAAAACCCTTTTAAGATTAAGTTCTAATGGTAAAACAGTCGAAACGAGCAAACGCGCTTACTTCCCGATTGAAGACGCTAAACGCGCTATACGTTTCGTTAAAGCTGTCGTTAAAAAAGGAGAACCATGGAAGCGAAACGGCGAACGCTTCAAGATCGGTATTTATCATTTGGATACGGTTTCCGCTTGTGGAGATGTGAAGGCGGGTTGTCATCATGTTAAGTTCGAAGAAATAGAAAGGTTAAGTAATGAAGTCTAACTATTACAATATTGTTTTTCTTCACGATTACGAAATGGAAGAGCCCTTCGAAATACTGAATGAAAAAGGAGAAGATGCCGCAATTGAATACTTATCACAATGGGATTTCGGAAGCGAATCAGAACATTGTATGAACGAATCTATTGATAAGCCTTGGGGGACTTCCGATACAGTATACAAAAAGGGTTTTTACTTTTTAAGCTATAACGAGCCCTTGGGATATATAGGATTAACTCGAAAGCGTAAAGGCGTTATCCCCAAAGAATACCGATAGCTCATGACGTTATTTATAAAGATAAAAAGGAGCTTTGACCCTTTCTCTAAACGTTGGGGCTTCAATGCTATATCAGAAAACGATTCGAGCTTTGCCTTCACGGAGGAAAAGGCAATTAGGGTCCTCCTAAATAGGAATCCTGTTTATTCCCGCGTTTTCATCGAACGATACAGCATTTTTACTGAATAAACCCTTTTGCAGTTCAATACCTTCAAGGGCTCCTATATTAGGAGCCCTTTTTTTATGCCCTAATGCTTAAGGCCGTGTGATTCGTTCTCTCTTTAAGGGCATTTTACCCCATTGAACTCCCAAAAGCCCTTTCAAAGCCCTTTGAAGGGTTTCTGTATACCTTCTAAGCCCTAGGCGTATAGATTACAAGCTCTGAGATGCCCCTAGGAGCTCGTTTTACTGTTTACCCTATACCAAGTACACTTTAAGCCCTTTTAGGGACTGTGCGCGATTTGGTACATCATTTTACCCGTATTGTGAAACGTTCAAAATGCTAAACTAGATTCCAAAGTAATTTTACACTTTTTTTAATACGATTTACATCTTTTTTAAGTTTTATATATATCTCTTTTTTCGATCAAAAATTTACCTTTGCTCGTATCGAAGTTCTAGATACGGACACCAATCCTGGATGTACCCAGAAAAGTACTACGCATATTTTTTGCTGTACTTAGAATCCAACTACGTACTCTGTATCGAGATCCTGGTGACAACTTCAGGAGCCCTGCCGTGATCCCCTGCCCCTACGGGGCACGTACCACCAGCTCACTTTTCGGTTCACTTTAAACACGTATATATAAGTAAGCCTAAGCCTAAGCAAAATAAGCCTAAGCCTAAATCCCCTACAGCCTAATGTCTTTTCCGCCAACCATGAATGTTGGAGGCTTTTTGGCTCCAGGTCTTGACCAGGATCGCCTTAGCCCTAATTTCTTATGAGACTTATTTATTGAACGAACAACGTTACCAATCTCCTTCGCATGAAACAACGGAGCACTTTCATCCGATAAAGCAAATTTCTCTCTGTATTTAGTTTTCATTTTGATTCGCACTGTACCTTAACATGGCAGACTCGCCGCAGACAGCAATTAGTGAATCCCTCATCCCCATCGCGATCTCGTACTCTTTGTACGAAAAACCAGCTATGGATTTGTCTTGCAGGAACTCTTCGGGGTTTTTAAATCCCATCCTCATCGCGATTTTGCTTACTCGGCTCTGTAGATCGTATTCTTTTTGGTTCATTTTCTGAATAAGAATGCTCGTTATGAGCGTGTCAACTGTAAATCGTAAGTTCCCCTTTAAGAGAAGTCTTCAAGCCGCCCATAAGAGGGGGTCGTTATCGGCGGTAAGGAACAAACTTTAGGACAAAAACAGGTACTTTTTTGTCCCAAAATAAAAACTTCTTGAAATCAGTGTTTTTTAAGACGCAGGTATTTTTGTTGTTGACAGCAGTATAAAATCTTGGCCAGAGATAGGGATGTCGCCATCACGAGGGATATGGATCTCGTCCCAAATACTGCAAGATCCAAAACTAAGGCAGATCGACAAGCTGATTATTGCCTACGTACAAGGATTCAGTGGAGAGGATGGGTGCTTTGCAAGCAACCGTTCGATAGCAGAACTCCTAGGTCTAAAAAATCCAGGGAGCGTACAAAACAGAATATCGTTCCTCATCGAGAAGAAGTACCTCACAAAAATAGGATCACATAACTACCGAAAATTACACATAGGAGAAAAAGTAAAATAATTATGATTTGGAAACATGGAGAGCCGTCGAAGAAGGACAGAGAAATTGTTAAGGAGGCGTTCAGGCAGGCGTATTTACTCTGGGGAGTAGATAAAAGCGTAATGACGTCCAGGAGCCACGTGCCACAAGAGTGCATGATGAAACAAATTGTTCAGGAGCTGTTAATTGAGAGGAATTTGTCATGTAGGTTCATCGCGGATTCAATGCACGTTACCCCGAACACTGTTACTAACCGCAGACAAAAACATCTTGATGCGCTGGAGGACGCTGAATACAACGAGAACTTTTTGGCGTTCAGGGCGAATCTTTCTAGGGGGGTTTACGGAGGTGATCCTCACCCTAATACATCGAGCTGTTCCTCTAACTATTCGGAACGAGTCCCTCTCGACCGAAAATCAATACCGAATGCTGGAGGATTTAGCGATTCCCAAGAAACACCAAATGATGCACTGTAGTGCATCAAATGATGTACTGTAGTGCATCAAATGGTGCACATATAACTAACCTATAACTAAAGTATAACTAAATAGTACTAGTACCCTATGTGTTTTAGTACCTAAAATGATTAGTTTTTAAGTTAAAAAAGTTAGTTGAACGTGAAGGTTAATCCAAGGTAAAGGTTAAGTTCCCCGTCGGGGGACGTAAATCCGTAAGAATTTCACTTAAGTTTTCCCGCTAATCAGTTAAATAACTGTAAAGTCCGCGTAAGTCCTTGACAGCATAGCGTAAGTCCGCAGGGTGCAGGTCATGGATAAAAACACCAAAGAGGCAGTAGGAGCCGAAAATCCTACAGTAAGTGAAATGCTCAAGCAGACAATGGTCTGCTTAAAGCCAGATGATCAACTCAGATTCGAGGCCGCTCTCTGGTGGGAGGAGATCGAAGCCAAGCAACGGGCAACCGCGGAAGACATGGAAGAATATTACGCTAATCAGAACACGCTTTAACAACTAGGAATATTCGGCTCTAATTAATACTATGATAAAACAAAAACTATATGATGAGGTGGCCATCGAGATGGATCAGCCATCACTCGCGAACCTGGACGATTACCGCTGGAGCAGCGTCTTCATGCAGGCAATTGGGGCAGGAGACTGGGCCTTGGCTGAAGGCATTGCCTACACCATGCCCAGAGAGGCGATGCTGGACAGCATGGGCGTTGAGCTAGCCATGTCCATTGAGAGAGGGTTACCTGACGATCTTGTCTCGCCCGAAGCAAAAGTTTTAAAGCGGGTCTTTCGCACTCGCTTCCTTAATAACCAAAAAGATAGAATTATGAATACGGATATAACACGGAACAGGCATGGCGGCAACACACAAAGCGAAATAGCCTTTGAACGGGCTACAAAATCAGGAAAGATTTTTACTGATAGACGCAGGGTTTATGAGGCAATCAAAGAATCTGGGTCATTGGGTTTAAGTTGTAGGGAGTTGGCTAATGAACTGGGCGTTGGAATGAATAATCTCAGCGGTCGGTTCAGTGAACTAAAAAAAGCTAACAAGATAAAACAAATAGGTAGGCGGCAAAATAGCGGTGTCTGCGTATTAGAGGAGGAGTGGTCATGCTAGACGTAGGATCAGTAGTCACATTCCGTAGAGAAGACGCAGACATCCCGAATGTGGGTCAGGTTATCCGCGTTAAGGAGCTTCAGTACTCCGATTACAAAGTCGAGGTCAGGGGGAGGTCAGGTAGGACTATCGTCCTAGATAGCTTCCAAGGAAGTGGCGGCATGATATGGCCGAATTACACTCACGCTGACACGTACATCGAAGGTGGATGGGAGGCTCTTTGCGAAAAAAAGCTCGTAGACACGTACTATTTCGATGCGGTCAAGGCACGAAAAGAGGACGAAAAAAATATAGCTTCTGCATTGATGATAGAAGCTATTCGAGAAAATCGTAAGAAATCAATGTATAAGGAGGATGTAAGAGAGGAAAATGAGCCTCTGCATATCAGAAAAATATAATTATGAGTACACCACAAGAAGTAAACGTAGCGTTATCGGGTCAAATTGATACCGTGATGCAGAAATATTTCCCTGATGCCAAAAAGCGTGGGAATAACTACGAGATGGGCGATCTCGACGGGAACAAAGGTTCCTCTTGCGGAGTTTTCCGAGCGAAGGGAGGCGTGTATCTGGCAAAGGACTCAGCTACAGGCGAGTGTATACCTATACTGTCCCTGATAGCCAGGAAGCACCTGAACTGGAAGGAGGCGTTCGTGGAGGCTAGGCGTATCTGCGGTCTGCATGATCTGAAACCAGCAATAGTGGTCGAGCGTCCTGCTGTGGTTAAAGACAGCAGCACTGCTCTAGGACCGATGCGCGGAACGGAGGCGATGAAGTACTTGTCGCAAGATAGAGGGCTATCCGAGGCTGTACTACAAAAGTACGGAATCCGATCACATAAGCGGTACAGTACCGTGAACGAGGATTTCTGGGCTGCTAGGTTCCACGATGCCGATGGGAACTACGTGATGCTGAAAAGCACAGGCGTCCTGCGGAACAACGGGAAAAAGGACATCTGGAGCACAAAGGCATGGCATACTCTCTGGGGGTGGGACAACGTGCAGGACAACGATAGGAGCATATTGATCGCTGAGGGGGAGATAGACGCAATGTCCTGGGATCAGATGGATGTAGGGATGCCGTGTCTGTCTGTGCCTAGTGGAGTATCGAACCTAGGATGGATTGATAACGATTACGAAGCACTGTCCCGTTTCGAGAACATATACATCTCGATGGATAACGACGAAGCTGGGCAGAGGGCGGCAAAGGAGATAGCTAAACGCCTCGGTTTGCAGCGGTGTAGAACCGTGCAGTACCCAAGCGACGTGAACGATGCTAATGATTTACTGCGTAAACATCCTGCCGATGCTCCTGCTCTAGTAAAAGCTGCGGAGTCCAACGATCCTCCTACGTTACGTACAGCAGCAAGCCTAGGAGCCGACGTTGCGGATGAAATACACCGATACGAGTCCGAAAAAGCACACAATCCGTTCATGTGGCCAGAACTACCGTTCAGATTGCGTGAGGGCGAACTAGTCACGCTAGGTGGGTACGCAGGACACGGCAAGAGCCAGTTGATGTACCAGATGCTTTTGCACGAAATGGCAGCTAACGGTCGCAGGGGATGTATTGCGTCCTTCGAAATTCCTAGTTCGTCGATGCTGATGCAGATGCTGTGGATGCAGAACGGCAAATGCCCAGATCCTGACAAAATTGAAGATGAGGTCAGTATACTAGCAGACAAACTGTGGTTCGTGGAATCCGAGGAGGGCGTAGATAACTCCTGGGAGAGCATAAAAGATGATTTCCTGTACGCTAATCGCAGGTACGGGTGCGATATATTCGTGATAGACGCATTAATGCACTTAACTGCTAAGGACGATTGGAACGGTCAGGCGAGGATCGCCAAGCAAGCTGCTAAATTCGCCTTAGATAACCGAGTCACGGTTATTTTGATTGCGCACTGCGATGCGAAGAAGGCCTCATCCTCGATGATGCCAGAAAACGAGCACGTTCTGGGAGGGCAGGAAATCGTTGCCTCATCTCACTCCGTTGTGCTGGTCTGGCGGAACGTAGACAAGGAGAAGCGGCTAGAGGCTGGAGAACAGGTAGATGGACCTGACGGTAAGTTCTACGTGTCCAAGCAGCGGAACTCTGGTGTCCTCGTTTATAGGGATCTTTGGTATCAAAAGAGCCGAAGGATGTTTCACACTGAGATCCAAAATCTAGAAAAATTAGAAAAAGATGAAAAAATGTCAGATTGGGACTTGACAGAGCCTGAATCTATGGCTTTCTAGTAGGTATGGACACCATAAAATCATTTGAACGATTCTCAGATCCATGGGAATCCAAGTACGGGACGATGTACCCGTTCGCAGTTGTATTAGAAGGTTCGCCAGATACCGTTTTTGCTAACGGTACTTCTGAATCACCTTGGTGGGCTACTGTTGGCTCTATCGTGGAGACCGTAGATAAGGGGCAGACCAAGACGGGGAAGCGTAAGGTCTCTTTCACCAAGCCAGAGGGGGTGGAACAACCGCCCCGTGATGCACCACACCTCAAAGTCAAGAAATCTGCTAGAGATGAGATTATCTCTTTGGCTATGATTTTTAAGATTGCTGCTGAACGCGGCGGTGACGCAACTGCCTCCTTGATACTGGCTAGAGAACTCTGGGATTCGTTCCAAGAATTCCAAGAATCTCCTACATCTGACACTTCCTCTTCTCTAGAAGAAGGGGCTTTCTAGTATTATGTTTGAGCAGTAATTGGTTATATATTGATTCAAGGGGGTCTAGGTTTTGTATTCCCTGGCCCCCTTTTTTTTATGAATAGAAAAAAAATTGAAAGCGATTTTTTACCTACCGTCTACCTGTGTCAAGTAGGCGGTTCTTTTGATTCATATAGTAGATGGGTGAACTCTCAGGGGGCAGATGTTGACATAGAGTTCGGGGACGAACGAGGAGCTTGTTGGAAAAATGGAGCGTACATTTTAATTTACGTTCAGGAAAAATGCGCCGCTGTTATCTCTCACGAAATCTTTCACGCTGTAATTTTCACTCAGGAACACACTAGTTGTCTTGACGAAGAGTTCGGGGGGATGTGTACAGAATTTTTAGCCTCTAAGTTGTTATGAATAGATTACTGATAATAGGAGACCTTCACGAGCCATTTTGTTTAGACAAGTATTTGTCATTTTGCAAAAAGCTGTACAGAAAAAAGAATTGCAACAGGGTTCTGTTCATCGGAGACATTATTGACTCTCACTATTCTTCATTTCATGAGCAAGATCCAGATGGGATGTCTGCTGGCGATGAGCTAGACCTAGCCATCAAGAAAGTTAAACGCTGGTATAGGGCATTTCCGAAGGCTGATGTGGTAATAGGAAACCATGATCGCATCGTATCCCGTAAGGCTTTTAGTGCAGGGGTCAGTAAGCGTTGGATTCGTAGTTGTCCAGAAGTTTTAGGAACTCCCAATTGGAAGTTCTGCGAAGCCATCCACATAGATGGCGTTAAATACTGTCACGGAGAGGCCAAGAAAGGCATCCAAAGGGCGAAAGCTGATATGGTCAGCAACGCTCAAGGGCATTATCACACGGAATGCTACGTGCAATGGGCAGTTGGTGACGCTTTCCGAGTGTTCGGGATGCAGTCTGGCTGCGGGATTGACCATGAGTCTTATGCAATGGCGTACGGGAAGCACGGACCCAAGCCAGCAATCGCTTGTGGGTTTGTCGAAAACGGAGGTCGAAATGATCTCGATGAAGTTAGCGTCTACCCAATGGCATTATGATTGAAGACACGATAAAAGAACGAACAGAATCCTACGGTGCGTTTACTGATAACG